GTATGATGAACGCAGAAGCCCGCGGTTTGCGCGGGATAAAGTATTAATGCAGGAGATTAAGCGTAATGTCAATCACTAAGTTTAAGTTTGTTTCACCCGGTGTGTATATCAATGAGATCGATAATTCTCAACTACCACGTCTGAGTGATCCTATTGGTCCAGTTATTATTGGACGTTGTGAGAGAGGTCCGTCAATGCGACCGACTCAGATCAATTCATTTTCAGATTTTATCGAGGTATTCGGTTCGCCCGTTGGTGGTCGTCAAGGCGATGACGTATGGCGCGATGGAAATATGATCGGACCCACCTATGCCGCATATGCAGCACAAGCGTGGCTTCGTAATACGAATGCCCTAACCTTCATCCGTCTTGTCGGTCAGCAGCACGAAGATGCTACCACCGCTGGTACGGCTGGTTGGTCAACAGGTACCGTTGGTACCGATGGCGGCGCATACGGTCTATTCATTGCTAACTCAGGTTCAGGAGCGACTGCCCAGAAGGGCGCTCTCGCAGCCGTTTGGTATCTTAAGAGTGGTGAGGTTGTCCTTAAGGGCACTGCCGCTGGTTCTAAGCTTGATGACGTGACCGTTTCCGGTTCTAACGTTATGGTAGAATCAGATGCTGCCTACTGTGGATTTACTGCCCTGATCATGACAGGCTCTGTCATCTCACATCAAACTGCGTTTAACTTTGATAGAACGTCAGCTACATACATCAGGAATGTGTTCAACACAAACCCAATGCTGACTAACTCACAGATTACAGAAGACACGACAACTTACTTCCTAGGACAGACATATGATCGTCACTTGGTTGAGCAGTGTGGGCAGCAAGCTTCCGGCTATGACGGTCAAGCAGGCTCCGCAGATATTTCTGACGGCTCAAGCGGCGAATACTACGGTTTCGTTGCACCTCTAAAGCTCGGCTCTAACACTCCCGGTGTTATGACCATGGGTGCTAAAGAAGCTAAGTCTGGTTGGGTTATCGGTCAGGACTTGACATCTAACAACGGTTCATACGACTGCCACAGCATGCAAAAGCTGTTCCGCTTCGTTACTCTTTCACCCGGTGATTGGGAACAGAAGAACCTCAAGATCTCTATTCAAAACATTAAGGTTTCCTCGAATGATTACAGCAAGTATGGAACATTCGATGTTGTTATCCGTAAGGCTGATGACCTTGACAATTCTATTTTGATTGTCGAGCGCTTTTCATCTTGTAACCTGAATCCCTTCTCTGCCAACTTCGTTGGTCGTAAGATTGGTGACAGGCGCCTGAGTTGGAGCGACACTGAACGCCGCTACCGTGAGTACGGTGAGCACTCTAACATGTCTAAGTTTGTTCGCGTTGAACTTAACGGCGACATTGAGAATGGTACTGCAGACCAGCTTCTGCTTCCATTCGGGTTCTGGGGTCCACCTCGTTACCTTGGGTTTACGGCATCTTCCGGCTCCGCGCCGACTGCTGTTGCTTCCGATGGTGGTACCACGATGGTTACCAACCCCGGCGGTACTGTAGCCGCAGGAACTCTTCAGAACATCTTCGGTCGCGATGCAGCTACCCTTTCGGGAAGTGTTTCACTTAATGAAATGGCTGCAGGTACCGTTCTTGTATACATCACAGGCTCTACAGGTGGTGACGGCGCTGTTGCTGCTGACCCAGCCGGCGCAGGTAACTTCGAGGTCGGATTCACCGGCTCATACGAGTTCCCAAGGCTATACATGAGAGCTTCTGCTTCTCAGGGTGGCTTGTCCGATGCAGGAGATGCTTACTGGGGTGTTGATTCAACCCGTGAAGACTCAAGCATTCTGTTTGAAAATAGCTGGTCTGATTGTGTGTTCCCATTGGCAGACGGAATTTCCTCATACGACGCTGATTCTAGCGCCGACACTGAGGTATCGTTCTACTTCTCACTGGACAACATTATCAACAACTCTTCGCCAACAGACTATAAGGCTGCAGAATCAGTCCACGCATCGGGTTCCCGTGCCGCTGGTACTTCAATCACTGCACTTAGCTCGTCCTATAAGGCAGTACTCTTAGCCGGTGCAGACCGGTTCACCATGCCATTGTATGGTGGGTTCGAGGGTGTAGACATTGCTCAGTCCGAGCCGTTCAGTAACGTAGAGATTTCCTCAACCGCTACTGACACTACGAACTATGCATACTACTCAGTCAAGAAGGCTATCGATATGTGTTCCGACCCAGAAGTCGTGGACATGGATCTTATTACTATGCCCGGTCTGACTCATGAGGGTCTTACTAACCACATGATTAATGTGGCAGAATCTCGCGGAGATTGCTTGGCAATCATCGACCTTGCTAACGCTTATACGCCGAAGACCGAATCAACGTCTAACGCTGAGAGTCGTGGTGCAAACGTCGCTACTGCAGTAAGCAACATGCGTAACCGAGGACTTAACTCCAGTTACGGTGCATGCTACTTCCCATGGGTACAGATTTCAGACCCACAAACAGCACAACGTGTTTGGGTTCCGCCCTCCGTTGTCGCTCTCGGCGCCATGTCATATGGTCAGAAGACTCAGGAGCTTTGGTTTGCTCCTGCCGGCTTCACCCGAGGCGGTTTGTCAGAGGGTCGCGGTGGACTTCCCGTTATCGCTGTCTCAGAACGTCTTACTTCATCAGAACGTGACGATCTTTACGACGCTAACATTAACCCCATTGCACAGTTCCCAGCAGAAGGCATTGTTATCTTCGGTCAGAAGACCCTACAGGTAACTGAGTCTGCACTGGACCGAATCAACGTTCGTCGTCTCATGATTTTCGTCAAGAGAGAGATTTCTAGAATGGCAGCAACCCTGCTCTTCGACCAGAACGTCCAGTCTACTTGGGATCGCTTCACCGGTCGTGTGAATCCTTTCCTTGCTAGCATTAAGTCCCGACTAGGACTTATGGACTTCAGGGTTATCTTGGACGCAACCACTACCACACCAGATCTTATCGACAGAAACATTATGTATGCTAAGATCTTCTTGAAGCCTGCCAAGGCAGTTGAGTTCATTGCGATTGACTTCGTGATCACCGACTCAGGCGCAGCGTTTGAGGATTAGAATATAAAATAGCGGAACGGTAGGGGTTTTCCTCTCCGTTCTACTATTTATTAGAGAAAGATGGGCACATTAAAAACAGTGCCTAATGTTACAAAGAATATTTTCGGAGGATATTAAAGAATGGCAACAGCAACGCGCTTTTGGAACGAACCAGATGTCGAACCAAAGAGAAAATTTAGATGGGTCTTGAGCGTCGGTGACGGCACAATCCCTGCATGGGTAATTAAGAAGGTCACCAAGCCGACATTCACTGTGAGTGAAGTCAAGCACAGTTTTATTAATCATTCCTTTTACTACCCCGGTAGAGTCGAGTACAATGAAGTAGAGTTCACACTTGTGGACCCTGTTGATCCAGACATGGCATCAAACATTCTTCAGATTATCATGGACTCTGGTTACAAACTACCAGAAACCATGGACATTGCAAAGCAGACAATCACAAAAGGTGAGGCAGTAGCTTCGCTCAACCATTGCTACATTTAACAGATCGCTAGCGATGCTTCGATTATTGAGCAATGGGATCTCACGAATGCATGGGTCAAAGAAGTTAACTTCGGTGACTTGGACTATGAATCAGACGACATTAACGAGATTACTGTTAAGATGCGTTATGATTACGCCGTGAAATCTGTATAAAACATTTTAAATAACTGACAGTATAAGTTATAATAGTTATACTACCTAATCATATTGGAGGATTAATGTCAGGTCGTAATAACGACGAGCGTACAGGAGCCATCGAAACTAACGTTGGAGACTCTACAGCCGCCGTTCAAGCTGCTACACAGCAGCCAAACCAAAACCAGTCGGGACTAAACTTTGTAGTCCCAACAGAATTTGTAGAGCTACCGTCAGGTGGCAAATACTACACTGATGGTCACCCGCTCACCGGGGCTTTACGGAGCTTCTTCTTTTAAGAGGAGTACTGCCTGGACCGCAAAAGAGTCTTGGATGAGTAGTGTCATTAAATTAAGTTTGCCTGAGATGTTGAACAGTTTGGAATGCACGAAAGAGGTGCAATGGCTTTAGAGTTGAGAACTTGCATATGGTCTCTAAGTTCTAAAACTCGCTTTCTATCGGCTTAGCCCAGCGGTGGCGACAGTCCGATGTCTCATAGGCCATGGAGTGAATTACGTCCAAACTTAGTAATAATTCTATGAGGGTTTTTCGTTACCACTAATTTCATCCTTGCAGTCCGCTTGTGGGCTTTTAACGGTGATAACTGGGTTAACCCGATCAGCATCTTTATTAGCTTCAAGCGGCCTAAGTGTGTTACTACTTTACTTGGAGC